GAGAATAATACCCTTTAGGAAAGTGATTATCTCTTGGGCGGTATCAGGGGAGGTTTTGGATATATAAGAAGCGTCGCCAAGCCGTTTTATAAGCATGGTAACATCGCTTGCGGTGAGGCCACCACCACCTATCCCCAGTTGGGAAAATAGGCTACCATTGTATATCCTGTCTACAGCAGTGGTAATCTTTTGATAGGTAGACTGCTCAATTTTATCGTTTAAAGTTATTTCTACCTTTGGAGTAAGCCCGTCCCCCTCCTTAATAGTTATCGTTTCCATTGTAATATTAATAATCGGCAAGACCTCTTTCTCGTCCGATGTTTCGGGTATTCCTAAAAATGGGAATCTTAACCCTGCATACAAGTTCCAATACACAGATTTTGTCACGTCCCCCGCTTCCTCACACTTGTCAAAGTTTCGAGTGAGGTATATATCATCCAAGTGTGGCTCGTAGGTGTATTTCGTTTCGCAGTTATCCGCAAGGTATTGAGTCGCAGCGGTGAGAAGTCTTACTTCCGCAGCCTTAATATATACATCTGGCATCATTATCCCTGTTAGGACGAAATGGTCGCCAGCTTGCAATCTGTCCGTTTCACTTGGGTAATATGTATGTAAAGATGTGTCGCTCGCCCTTGTTAGACGGAGTTGCCATCCGTTATATTTTTTCCCATTTTTGGTATATGTCACTCTCTTTACATCATCCCCGATTTCAAACTCTCTTGCCACGCAACGACCATCAGACATAACAAGCATGGGTTTGTCCTTGCTGTTGAATTGGGCTTTCCAGTCTTTAATGCCTAAATCTTTGATAATAATGTTAAATGGGGTGTTTAAGAAGTTGTCTGCATATTGTACTTCTGCCCATCTGTATTGTGACTTATAGTCTGTTGGTAAATCAACGGCTTTCTTTGATTTCCCGACAAAGTATGTTAAGGAGTAATCTGTACCAAAATATTCTCTACGATAGAATACGATTTCAAATGTCACCCTTACATCAGATTTCTCTGTCAACGTAATGGATTCAATTTGCGGATGCTTAGAAGTAACGTCAGGCAAATGGGGTAGTTCAAATTCTGAAAAATCAGAACTGTCGTTTTTTACATCTTTGACAAATACCGTGCACATCCCAATCTCTTTCTCTTTATTCGTTGATTTCGGAGTGGCATATATCTTTATGCGATAGCCAGCTTCTATTACGCCGCCATGTGACGAGTAATATTTTACGCCAGCCCATATATGCCCAAAACTTGCGGCCATAAAATAACTTCCTGCATTCTGATTTTCTATGGTAAATAAAGTAACCTCGCCTGTAGAATACTGCCCACCTGCATTTTGGATATTCGCACCATTAATTGTGTTTTCGGAGATTACGGCGTTTTTGTCTTCGTATGGATATACCGCTCCCTCTTGTGGTATAATTCCATTGCCCACATGCGCATTATCTATGAGTTTCCCATCTGCCAAATATCCTACAGCGAGAATTTCATCTATGCGTTCTGTATCTTCGTAGTTCAGAAAAGACTTATGTCCATTTGAGTCCGGGGTGCCGCCGTTAACCTCTGTGTGCCCATCCATATCTTCACACTCCGCAGTGCGAAGTTCTCCGTAGGTCGCCTCTTTAATTGTGGGGTAGATTTCCTCTAAATCTTGATTTGAACCGTCCCATTGCGCAGAGCCCTCTCGCAGTCCTTCTTTCGTGGACAAACAATCATCATTCTTGTCTATATAGGCGTCATTTGTGTCACCTAAAACACTACGCAGAAAAGGGTATTTTTCCTTGCGGGCAACGTTTCTCTTAGCCTTAACTTCTGGTGTCTCGAACGTATCTGGGAGCTGAAGATTTTGCGGGAACAAAGATTGTGACAGATTATACTGTTTGTTGTAGTATCTGTATGGCATATTCTTTGTTGAGCCCATTGCCCTCAAGCGAGTGATTATTTGTTGGGAGGTGTTCACGGTCCTCTTTACTTCAAAAAGAGCCTTGCCTTGGTTCTCTTCGTCTGCATACCCTTTTCCATATCCAAAATAGAAGTATTTTTTATTGGCGCTTGTTTCGTCTATAACAGACTGATCGGAAGTCACCGCCCCTAATGTATATCCAATATAAATATCTCTTCCTTTTATGAAATAATCAAGTTTGAATGTATTTTGAACTTCTGCCAGTGCAGACGCAACTGTGGTATTGTTAAACGAAAGAACTTTATCATCTGTATGCGTAACAAGTTGAACAACACCTTTCTTAACTTCCGTAGAGGAGAGGTTTACACGAATATGCCAGCCGTCTTTCGGGAAAGCGCGATCAAGATTAGCCTGCATTTTACCTGCAAGAGTACACACAGGAGTATATGTGACAGTCTTTCCCTGCACGATGGCTTTCTTCTCTCCGCAGAAGAGTTGAAAAGTAGCACTTCCTGTATAGTTCGTCCCCATTGCCGCAACATAATCTCCCGTAGTTGGAGTTATATCAAGCATTGTAACACGTCCCAAGTCGTTTGATACGCTGTCAAACCTTACGCCGTCATATTTGAATGCGTTGCCAATTCTTTTGGGCTTAGCTGTCTGGTCTACACTCGGTAGGTTGTTTAAATAATATGTGACGCCTCTATATTCACAATAATCTCCGATTGCAAAAGGAATTGGAATCTCGCTAACAATGGTGAACGTTATAAACTGTCCACCCACACTCATAGCCCTGTCTTGAAATGTCCATTTGTCAACAAGGCACCGCACTTTCTCTTTTTTATCAGAGTCTTTATACAAGATGGTTAACTTACTTCCCTTCATTATACCTTAAAGTTTAAATCGCTAACAGTTTTTACCCCCCCAGCAGAATACGTATATTTGGGTGTTACTTCCGTTGTCGGGTTCTCAACCATAAATTTCACCTTGAAACTCGCAATAGCATCAGTGTCAGTATCATTGCAAGCGTACACATTGTTATCTACAGATTGCACATACACATCAATTCTTCCCATTTTTACATGCTCATCATATATGACAAGGCGTCCACCCGTAGCGTTGAAATTCCTCCCATAAAGAAACTCAATAAAATCCGAAAGGTCTTTTGCGATTGCGTCTTCCGTCCCTTTATAAAGAAACTCAACCTCTAAATCGTAGCTCTTCATGGGGATTTCGTTGGGTATATATACGTCCCTTCCGTCCTCCCCGCTCCAATCCCGTGTAGGTAGTTCCTTTGCTTCTGGAAACTTTTTAAATGGGAACGACATACATGCAATTTTGAATTTATCCAACAAATCTACTACAGGACCTTTAGTATAGGATTTCCCGTCAAAATGAAGTTGCTGTATGTAAGTTCTGTATATCATTGCCTTGTGGTAAATTATTTTTACAAAAATAGTAATAAGAATTCTCGGAAAGTACACAATAGGCAAAAAAGTAAGGCTATCATGCTCATTTTTTTTTACAAACCATTTTCTTTTGAAAAAAAATCATATCTTTGCAAGAAAAGACAGGCAAATGGGCGAAAACGAACTAAGCATGGTATTGAAAAAGCAAGCCGTAGAACTTGGGCTGTGCGAAGATTGGCAGAGAGAATGGAAGCGAGATACAAGTAAACAGGAATTGATTGATAAGTATTTCAACGGACTTGATTTCCCAATGAGACATCATTGGCCATCAAACAACTATATTAAAGATAATTTCGGGCAAGAACTTCTCCGGCGGAATAATATCCTTGTGGACGATAAATACAGTCTGCTAAATCCGCAAGAAGCAGTTATCCTTGGAAATGCAGAAGCGGCAGTAAGAGTTAACGGACACAATCACTCCGTTATATATATCAGAGACAACTCTGCTGTCAAACTTTATGTAAAGAATACAGCTTTCGTTATTGTTCATTTGTTTGAAACCGCACATGTGGAAGCCCAGATATTCGACAGTCCAAATGTTCTCATATTGAAACATTCAAAGGATGTAAATGTTACAACCGTAGGAAAAGTTAAAATAAAAGAAGACTTTGACTATCTTAAGTGAAGAAACTCATTTTGTTTGAATATTACTTTAAAGAGGATGCGACAGTCTGTGAAGATTGTCGCATTTCTTTTTTCATATACAAAGGGACTCACCTTGTGAAAAGATGAGCCCCACCGATACATTATGAAAAAGAAAAACTATTCTATGTGTAATTTCTTTGTTCCCAAAATAACGCCATGCAGATCTTCCGCAAGACTGTCAATCTTGTCATACAGTGCGCCGTTTTCACTTATAATTGAACGTATTGCTGCCACATTGGCATCAATCCTGCCAAGTGTTGTAGCCATACCTGTAATTTGCTTTATATAATCCGGCCAAGCCTCGTTAATGAATTGGGTTTGTATAATTCTTATAACAGACACATCTTGCCTTAGAGCGTTGATATACCCAGCAAGTAGCGCGCTGGTTTCTTCGGAAGTGCCTTGTATTCCGCTGCTCAATGTAGAATTGCTGTTGTTCTTCAATGATAGCCCAGCGTCATTTAACCCTTTCTCGTATGCAGCCAAAGCCTCCTGTGCAGCTACAATGGCATTCTTGCCATCCCCGTTTTGCCCAAAAAAGTCAGCAACAACATCCGTTACCTTTTTTGCGCTTCCTGCCACATCATTAGGATCGAATACGCCTTTATTGTCTTTTCCGTCACCAAACAGCTTGGTCCTCAACTTTTCAAACATGGGCTCCATTATTTGCAATTGTATCATTTTGGCTCCTATACTTTGCAATATATTCCTTACGGTATCACCGTAAGCATTAGCCATGTTCTCACCGTTCTCAAAGGCGGACATAAGCGCGTCGGAAAGCTGGTCCGCCCATCCCTTGACGTCTATATCCCAAAGGCTCTTTGCTAAGTCTTCGGAGAAGAACCGTATTTGGTCGTCAAGTTCTGCAATCTTCTGTTTGCTTTCTTCAAGGGCTGCCTGTGACTTCTTTTTCTTAGCATCCTCCTTGTTATACATATCAACGTAATCCTGCCGTTGCTTCAACAGCAGGTTGTATTGTTGTTGATAGCCATTTATGTCTCCACCACCAGCTGAATTATAATAGTCTTGCATTGCTTTGCCTGCCGCACCCCCCTTATTCATTGTACTGGTGCGTCCGAACACCTTTAGCTGATAGTTACTGTCGGCATATTGCTTCTGGTATGCTCGCATCAAATCGCCATTATCATACCCAAGTGTCCTTTCTTGCGCTTTTGCAATAGTGTGCGTATAACCCTCTATTTTGGTTACATCTTCTCTTAGTTTTTCGATTTGCCTCTCTAACCGATTGTCGTGCGCCTGCGCAATGCCCGATATTAACCCCAGTCCCGCTCCTGCAATCATGGCCTCAGGACCGAGAAATGACAAAGAGGATGCACCTTGTAATGCACCTCCGAGCATCATGCTCGTGTCACCTATCGCATTGGCAGCCCCATCCATTCCGAGGCTGCTAAAAACACTTCCCAATAAGTTTACTGCGCTATTCAGTTTTTCCAGTGCCGTTATGGCGTTATTTATTTTTTTTGTAAACTCTCTTCGCTGTTCAGCCGACCTATCGGCATCCTCGTACTTCTTTTCATCTTTGTCTTTTTTATCAAGGGCTTTTGCCGCCTTTATTGATGCTGCCATATATTTATTAAAGGCCTCCGTATCGTTTGGATTTGCTTCCCATTCTTTCTTCGCCTTGTCTCGCTCATATACGGCGGTTTCTGCTTTATCTGCTGATTTTACAAAGGTGTCGTATGCCTCGTCGCGCTTCCTGTCGCGCACACCTTGGAGACCACCATTCAAAAACGTTGAAAACATGCTTGTGGTCTTTTTATCTTTCAGCGTGTTCAACGCAGTGTTTATTTCTTTTACTTTCTTGGCATACTCTTCTGCCGATACAGCCCCCTCTTTAAATTGCCTTTCCAGCAGACGCTTTGCGATATTTGCATTTTCGATTGCGCTTTTTATAGTCAGAGCGGTATTACCAGACATAAGTTCTTTATATCCAAAAGAACTCTCATTTGTCGTGCGGTCGCGTTTGGCTGCGGCAAGTCTTTCTCCCTCATCGTATTGTGTTTGTGTTATCTTTCCGTTTCTAAGGCCAAGACCAAGTTTCTCCATTGTGTTGTCATACTCGCTATTCGCTTTCCTGACCACATCCATGAATCTTGTCAGCCCTCCAACAAGGTTTGCATACGTTTCGATAGATTCTCTATTTATCTCCTGCTGCAAATCACGCCACTTCTTTAATTCTTCGACAACACTCTTTATTTTTTCTGCGTCAGCCCCTTCGCCAAGTGCGTTTTTAACAGAATTTTCTATATCTTTATCTGATGCATTTTCGTCAAAGTTAAATGCAGACTTAACCCCATAACCTTGTAATTCTTTTGAAATATAGGCTTTCAACTCGTCTGCTTGATTCTGATAGCTGTCGCTCTTGAAGCCAGATAGGGACATGGAGAGCTGTTTATCTCCCGTGGTCGCAAGGACCTTATTATATAACTCCCATTTCTTGGTTAGGCGGTCGAGATACAGCGAAACTTTGGATGCCCACTCGTCAGATGCTTTCGTGAAATCATCAAACTTCACTTGGTTCATTGACTTATCAAGTTCTTTTATGGCATCAAGCACATAGTTGTTGCGCCCTTTCTTGGTGCCGTAATATTTATTTAGTTCATCGCGTAACTTTTCGAGATTCCGATAATAGTTGGGTACATCTTTGAAAGAAAATCCAGCCTTTGTGAGTGCAGAGCCCTTGCCAAAGAATTGTTCTTGTACTTTCTTCAATGCGCCCTCATTACCGATTTTATCTTCCCATTTTTTATATTCATTATACGCCTCGCCCAGCAACCGTGCTTGCGAGCGTATGTTTTTCGCATACTTGTCTTCCGTCCTACCATTCCCCTTTCCTTTCTTTTTCTTGTCGTCTGTCCAAGATTGATGTTGGTCGTCAAGGAACGAACCGCTGCGAGATATGTCTTGTACGGGAGTGTCTCGCATGGTCTTTAAGAATATATATCTCGACTCGTATTCTTGTATTTGCTCTTGTGCGGGAGCTGTGAGTTTACCGTATTTCTTTATAACTTCTTTTTTGAATTTATTTGCTACTGTAAAAAGGTATTGGAGCTGCTTGTTTATAGCATCTTTTAACTTTTTAGCTTCAGTTAAGCTATCAATCTTCAAGTCAATATTTACTCCAAGTTCAAACCGAAGTTTCTTTTCATTTGCATCTAAAATTTCCTGCGCATCTTTAATTGCCTTTCTCTGCTTTTTTATAAATTCCGTATAATCTTGTTCTGTATTAAAATCAATAGAAAGACCAGCCTTTCGCGCCTCGTCTTGCCAAGATTTTATGAGAACTCTCGCTTTTGCCAAATTAGTTAATGCGTTTTTTATATTTTTCAGCACTTCTTCCCTCATGGATTGGCTCATTTTTTTCCATTCAGTCAGAAGTTCTGGGGTTGATTTGAAGAAGCCGCTAAGGGCATTTTTTGATGCTTGTGCGACAATTCTTGAAGCCTCCCCTCTACTCGTATTTAAATTAACCTTGTCCTGAACTGTCTTTACGGCCACAGAACCAACTTGCTGTTCTATCATTTTTGCCAACAGCTGCTGTCCCGCAAGTGCATTGCCAGCTTCCGCCATTGAGTCTTTTATAAATGAGACGATTATTGCGGTTGTTCTTTGCTTAGTTTCAGGGGAACCAATATTCTTTTGAGAGAACAGCTTGTTCATAAGGTCATTGATTAATGTCATCCCACCATCAACATCTCCTGAGAAGCTGTCTTTTAAAATGCCCGCAATCGTTGGAGCAAACTTTTTGAGATCGCCTTTTAACACCTCCAACTGTGCAATTGGTCGGGTGTTTTTATCAAAAGTTTGTGAAGCCATCCCAGCAACAAATGAAAGAGGCCCAAGAAAAGAAAATTTGCTACTGTTTGCATCTTGCTTATATTGTTCCTTGTATTTTGTCGCTTGCAAATATTTTGCAATTGCTTCATCCCTTGAGATCCCCAAATCTCTCATGTATTCCTCTATAGCTTTCTTGTCTTCTTTTTTATAATTATTCCATTCTGTTTCCGTGACACGTACACTGTTAATAAATTCAGCTTGGGCCTCGGCATAATCTTTCATATTCTCCCCTAATCCCTCTCCGTTAAACCACCTTGTAGGATCAAATAACCCATTAGTCCCAGTATCTTTGAGACCAATTTCTAAGGCATCCGATTTCATTTGCTCAATTTGTTTAACATAAGAGATACTCTCTAACTTTCTAAAAATAGCTTCCACTTGTTTTTCTTGCCCTTCTGCTTTATTTATGTCGAAATAGTCGCCATCATAGAGCGGAGATTGAACTTGGAGCGCCCGCTTAAGCTCTTCATAAACGGCATCTATACCATGCTCTATCAATGAAGATTTATCAATATCAATATTCTTTTTTGTTGCCGCATACCCCTGTCCTGTTACACTTGATATTCCCTTTATAGTAATAACTCCATTATTCTCATAAGGTTCGAGTATTTCCTTTAACCCTTTTATATCTGTTTCTACTGTATCTTCAATGGCTTTCTTAAAATCACGAGCATCCTCTCCAGCTTTACTCATTTTATCAGAAAGAGCAGTGAAACCTGCGACAGCGGCAAATACCCAAGTCATGGGGTTGAACAGCAAGGCAACAGCCATAGCTTTTGCAGACTGGGCTACGGCAATCATACTAAGGCGAACAGACATAAGTCCACGCTTCCATGCGGAAAAACCTGCTATCTGCGCAGCTCTCGCCTTGCCGATCCCGCTTTCAACCAGAAGTAGTTCTCTTTGCGCTGTCGTCAGCTTTCCTGTCAGTGCAATTCTTTGTTTCGTGAAGTTGTTTATTTTCTCGTCTGTAGCTAAATTCAGGACAGCACCGTCGTTATTAACGGAGGCGACACTACTTGTTTGCGCCCCCCACTTTCTACTGCTACCCATCGCTCTCCACATGCCCATCGTCCCATTGAGATAAGCTGTTGTGCCCATGCTACGATTGCGCTCAACTGAAAACATGGTGAGTTCTTTATTTGCGGCGGCAACTGCTTTGTTGGAAGCTAAGCCTGCGAGTTTTAAGGTAGCATAAGCAAGCGCGACACCTTTAATAACGCGGGCATATTTCTCCCAATGCTCGGTAAGGTCATTAATAATATTTACAGTGCCCATTAGAACACCTTGATTGCTATTACCAAGCTCCGACATCATGATACGGTAGTTGTTGCGCAGGTTTCTTAACTTACCTCCGAGAGTCTCAAACTGGCGTATCTGCATATTATAGAACTTCCCTCCCGGTCTGTCAAGGTCAAGCACAACATCCTGCACGTCCTCAAAAGGAATGCTCCTTGCTCTCATTCGCTTGAATATGTCTGCACGGGTAACATAGTTTGCTTCGCGCCCTGCTCGCTTTTCCGCATCGGCCAACTCGTTGTATTTGGCAGCAAGCCCTCCAATCATATCAATACCAGCATTCTCAAACTGTCTGTTCTGAATACCAGAAAGATAACCGTATGAGCGTGTGTGACCGAATGCAAGGATAAGGCGGGAAATATCTACATCAAGACCTGCGCCAATGTCCGCAAGGGATTTCATGGTAGCGAACATGTCTTTTGGCTCAATACCAAATGCCGCCAATTGCCTGTGAGACCTTAATAAGTCCTCGAAGGTGTATGGAGACATCTGCGATAAGTCGCGGATTTCCCCATACATTTGCTTGGCGGCAGAAGCGTTGTTCAATATAACCTCAAGAGACTTTGCCTGCAACTGCAATTCTCCCGTAATCTGTGCCATGTTGGTAACAAAACTTTGAATGCCATAGATAGACAGATATTGGAATGCCATGCTTTTCAAGTCAGACAGTACCTGCGACTGACCATGCATGCTATTTGTAGATTGCTGAATAGCATTTGTCAACCTGCTTTCTTCCTGCGAGAGCTGTGCATTGGCTGATATGCCCTGCTGTTTTGCTAAGGAGTTTTCCCTTTGCGCCTGCGTTTCATTCTTCAAGGCTTGCGCGTTAGCTTGCCCCTGCGCAGCAAGATCATTCCGTGCAGCAATGAGATGTTCTCCGTAGACAGACATAAGCTGCGAGGTGTTAAGCCCGTTTAATCCCTCTGTTTTAGAAACAGACAGACCGCCACTCATAGTAATACTTGACAATAGCTGCTGCAAGTGCTGCACCCTTTGTATAGTGGCATCAATATTTGCAGTATCAAGCCCGAGATTTTTCGATAAGAGCTGCTGTGTTTTCAGTTTTTCGACCAAAGGAACAAGTTTCTCTAATTCAGCCCTTGCCTGCAAGACACTTTTAACATTGTCCTGCATGGTCTTTCCCCAATTCAAGTTTTCCTGCCCTTGCTGCAATTGGCTCATGGATAACTTTACATTGCGAATGATTTCGCCCATGCCTGTCATCATGTTGAGTAAATTCTTGTCACCTCCAATTGTGCCGTTGAACCTTGTGAATGCGTCAGACAATTTGTTAAGAGCCTCTGCTGTTTTATCAATATTGTCACTTATCTTCCCGAAATCGAGGGCTTTGGAGGAAAGTAGCGTTTTCGTTGCATCAATGGAGTTCCTGACCTCATTAATAGTGTTTATGATTGTAGCCTTTATCTGTTCAGCTTGGGCTTGATACTCTCTTAACAACGAGTTGTTGCCGGCTAACCCTCCCATCGCGTTCATCCTGCCGCCTATATCAGCAACTTCTTTAGGAATAGTTCTACTATTCCCCATTTTGGAGAGAAAATCATTGTAGGCCTTGCTTAACTGATTGAAATAATTCGTAAAGGAGCTGACATTTACATTCGGGATTTCCGCAAACACTCCGTTGATAGACCTTTTTACCCGATCCAACTCCCCGCTCAAAGTGTTTTTGCCAATAAAGTTTTGAAGCTGTTGCATTTGCTCCAAAGTATTCTTGAATATAGGAATATCTCCAACATTCTTTTTTGAAACAGTGTCTTGCAAGTTGTTCAGCTGACCAATCATCTTTGACAGGTCGGGCATATTGAAAGAGATACCTCCAATTTTTTTTAGCTCATTATTGATGTTTCCGACAACAGTAACCGCTTGATTACTCAACCCGAGAAACTTCTTCTCAATCTCTTCAAGTCCCTTGGTCGCATTATCCTGAATTGCTACCTGAAATCTCAAAACCTTATTGCTTTCCATAATCTATTCTTTTTGTGCTTGTGTGTTGTTATCCTTACTTTCACCCATCGCTTGTCTAAAGAGGTCTTCCATCTTCCATTTTCGCTTTTTCTTCCGCTCTTTCCAACTCCTAACCGTTTCGTTGAGCTCTTCCGCTGTTGGTGGAGTATTCTTGTCCCTTTCTCGAGCTTTGTAGCAAGTAAGAGGAGCATCTATATTCATCAGTTCAAGCTGTGCAATGGTATAGACTGTTCTGTACTCATACATTTTTACGGGTATCAGTCCGAAGAAGAAGTATCTTGTTCGGAGGAGGAACTCTCTGTGCTTTGCGCTTGCGAAAGCTGCTCCATACTTAGTCCTTGAAGGATATGTTCTGCTTCCATCATCGTCATTTGCAGAAGCGTATCCTTTGCCCCTATCAATGATGTGGTAGCTGCGAAGAACTGCATCAGCGGTACTTTTTTTTTACCTTCTGCAAGGATGGGCTGCAACTGTATATCATCGTACTGCCTGATATAATAGAACCATCGCCAACGAAACCAATAGCAAAGATGTAGTTTGAACAAACCGTTAAGTGTGTAGATGGCTGCGGCTTTGCATGAAAGTTTTGCATCGCTTGAAATAACATCCAACATGCTAACTTCATTTTCGTTGCGGTCTTTATCATCTGTTTTCTGTTTGTGTATAAGAAGTCTCGTGAGGTACTCGAGCTGGCAATGTTTAAGCCAACGAATAAGATATTTTTTCTTTGTACGTGGAATAGCGACTTCGGTTGGCGTATTATTCTCCAATGATTTGTACTGCCTTTGCTCTTCCTGTGTAGGCTGATTTATTATTGGTTCTTCTTTCTTTCCCATATATGATGTATCTCTTTATCTGTTTTGAATTTGAAAAGGGGCAGCGGTAATCATTTACTACCACCGCCCCTTAGTTTACTTGAGTGAAAATTTATGTCTATGCTGGTTCAAGTACACCGAATGCGTCTGCATCGGCACCTGCGGAGATACTGCCAGTCAGAGTAACTACAAGCGGTTTGTTTGAACCGTCAAATGTCACCTGTGCCATGAACTTCGCCTTTTTGATATAAAGTACCTTTGTTTCCGTATCATCAAGGACAAGCAATCCGAGGTAGATAGCTTTTTGCACAGACGAGTAAGTCTGTCCTTCTATTTTACTCTTGTCGCCTATTTTAAGTCCCGCAGGAAGCGTGAAAGATGCTTTGGTACCATCTTGTCCGAAACAGAACTTCATGATATCCGTACCGTTGCAAGGTATTTCCAACTTCACCTCGCCATCGCCCGGAGTAAATGTATTCACCCAGTCGGCGTTCATACCGTGGACTTTGAAGTGGTTTATACTCGGCGCGCCAGTATCGAAATTGAAACCAGAGTCCTGTGATACGGGGAATTCAAGCATATCTCCATCGGCGAGGGTAGCGGTTACTCCCGTTGCAGGCGACGAAGCATTGGCGGTGGTTATACCACCTTTTACAGCAAACACGCTGGAAATGCCACTAAAGACGTCTCCTTGCATCTGTATTTTCTTCTTAAATGCCATAATTCTAAAGTTTTAAAATTTGTATGAATTGATTTTTGTGCGGATGTCAAATGAAATAGCAGTTATCTGAAAGCCTGCTTTATCGTCGCCCCTCATCAATATGCTTGGATTTGAGGCAACTATGAAATCGTCCTTAATAGGGAAAAGGTCTACGAACTTCTGCACCAGCTCCGTTTGCTTGCTGATGTTCGGAGTATTGTCAGACTTTGCTTTCACGCCAATATAAAAAACGCCATCTGTCCTTACAATGAAATCATCGTTACCTTTTACTGCCCTATATTGTTCCGTCGGCAAGTCTATGACAACAAACTCTGACATTTCCTTGGCAATTTTCGGTCGATTGGAAAGGTAGATATTCGTTGCACCTGTAGTCTTCACTGCGGAAACAAGAGAATTGAATATGTTGTATGTTGTAGGCTTCGGCATATTATGAGATTTGTAGGAATTTTATACCTATTTCGTCTGCATATTGTAAGGTCCGCATAAACCCCGCTGTCCCACGCGTCGTTTCGATAAAATCAGCGTATTCCACAGGATAGGCGACTACAATGTCAAACATGTTGTTCCCATTTGGTCTATATGACGAGAAGAACTCTTCTGCATCTTCCTGTCCAAACCCTTCGTCAGTATCTCTTTGCGGCTTAAATTCATAATCTTCTTTACCGTCCCAAGTTTTGTCAAATGTATATTTACCATGAGAAGTTGTCATTTTTCTCGCAATAGGGTGTGGCAAAGAGGAGGAAGAATAATAGGCGATTACAGGCTTTGATTTTTTGTACAAGCATACAACAATACTGTTTATTAGGTTTCCTGTAATATTGTGTTTGCTTTTTGCACTTTCTCTTTCTTGTATGGCCTTTTTAACAAGTGCCTCACAGAACTCTTTGCAATTCTGCTCAATGCTATTCTCAATGTCCGATTTGAACTCCGAAAAAGCCGATTTAATCATGCTGTTAATTCCTGACATACCTCCAAAGCAAATGTGTTCCTAAGTTTCCGGGCATCCTGTCAACCACTTCTCCGTATTCTTTATAAGGGCCTTTGTCTAAAACAATCTTGTCTCCCTCCTGTGGTATGGTTTCATTAGTCCACTCGTCCCGTTCTAATGGCAGCGCGAGCCCTCTATAAGAGGAAATAACTTCTCCGCTGGCTGACGTAGTGAGCTTGCTGTAACCTCTGCAAGAGCCTTCGTAAAGCACAACGCCTACATTTTCATCAGACATGGGATCATCAGAGTGCGTGGGGCGTGTAATTACGCAAGTGTGTGGAAACCTTGGATTGTCTTTAAGCATTACAAATTCCTCCCTCTCCCTCCGTAATTGCGAATATCATGGAAACCCCGACCAACCATGCCCCAGCGGTTGTTCCCTACAAGAGGCATTTTGTATTTATCGTAGATTTCGTTAGCCATTCGCAAAAACCGATTAAGGACATTTGCCGACATGGTTTCGCCACCCTCACTATGCTCCCAATCGGCGTCCTTATCGGAGACTTTCTGGGAAGTTGTCGGGGACATGGCTACCCAGACATAGAGACCAGCCAACGCTAAGTCTCTCTGTTTTTGAGTAAGTTCACCATAAGCAGCACCACTCTCTATCTCGTTTTCAGCGAGAATAGATAAAAGGGCTTCG